ATGACAATCAGTTCCAACTGGGAAGATGTCACATGTGGCAGTTGCTTGAAGACATATGTAAGGCATGATGGCAGGAAAAATTCACCCCTTACCTTGTTGGAGTATGAGCATGAATATGTCACCAAGGTGGGAGAACTGGAAGAGCAGGAAAGGCTCTCAATCTGCTGTGGTGCAGATGAGGATGAGAACATTGAAAATATGTGCAGTGCATGTCATGAAAGCACTACCTTCTTCAAGGTTTTCGGCCCAGAGAAAGAGGAGGAGGAGGAGACTAATAATAGAGGCCATGGAGTAAAAAAGTCTCATATAACGGTAGGTAATTCTGAGGATGGCACACTAAGAGAAATCCCTGTAAACGATATTGTATGGACACACAGGGGATGGTTCACAAAGAGTGATAAGCGGTTTATAGCAGGCAAGCTGTTTGATTTACTAGGACAAGGAAAGGGAAACATGGCATAACAGTTAATAGTTCTAAACCAGTTTAATACTTATAAAGACATAACGCCCCCCCTCTTACAGAGGGGGGGTGTTATGTTATATATATTAAGTAAATAATAAATAAAATAATATATACTTACCATCACAGTAACTTAACATGGCAAAGAAGAATGAAAAAACAGTCAAAATCCAGTTAAGACGATACCAAGCACTAGAGTTGAAACTGGCAGGAAGTACCACTAGAGAAATCGCCGTGGTGCAAGGAATAAGCCATGTCCAAGTCCATCATGACATTAAGAAAGTTCTTGGTGAAATGGCAGACGCAACCTCCAAGCAAGCAGACCATCTCAGGGCAATGACTATGGCAAGGTATGAGAAACTCTTACAGGCTCACTGGCATCAGGCAATGGGAGGAGACTACAGGTCTACAGAGATGTGTTTATCGGTATTGGGAGGACAAAGGGCAATAGCAGGACTGGATGCTCCAACGCAAGTAACAGGGGCTGATGGTGGCCCACTAAAAATCAGCATTGATGAACTGGCAAAGATGGCAGAAGTAAATGGTTATTTCCCAACAGAAGAAATCCCCCCAAGAGGTAGTCTTCCAGAATTTACAACATCCTAGATTCTTCATGGAGAATGTCTTAGGGGCAACCCCTTACGACAAGCAGTTGGAAATCATGGAAGCTGTAAAGACTAACCGTAGAGTATCTGTTGTTGGATGCAACGGTTCAGGGAAAGACTGGACGGCGGCAAGGACGCTGTTGTGGTGGATGTGCATGGCATATCCCTCCAAGGTTATCGTCACTGGCCCAACATATAGGCAAGTCCATGAAATCGTCTGGAATGAGGTCAGACATGCTTACAGGAACTCCAGAGTTCCGTTCAAGGGCAGGATGTTTGAAACTCCCAGATATCACCTTGATGAACAGCACTATGCACTGGGTTTCTCATCAGGTGATGAGTTCCACATGCAGGGCTTCCACAGCCCCAATTTGCTTGTTATCGTGACAGAGGCTCATGCTGTATCAAGAGAGGAAATAAACGCTCTCAGAAGACTCAACCCGAAATGTATCCTGATGACAGGGAACGCTTTTGTTTCATCTGGAGAATTCTACGATAGCCACCATGGAAGAAGGGATGTTTGGAAGGCTATTAATATATCGGCATATGATACCCCCAACTTACAGGAAGGCAGGGAAGTTGTTGCAGGAATGATGACATTGGAGGATGTTGAGGAAAGGAAGGTGGAATGGGGGGAAGGTTCGCCGCTTTACAGGGGTTCTGTATTAGCAGAGTTTGTTGAAGAGTTGGATGACACGGTGATTAACCTGTCTACTGTCAGGGAAGCCACTCAAAGGCTCTCAGAGCCGCAAGGAGAGGTTATTCTGGGCTGTGACATAGCAAGGTTCGGAAAAGACAAGACGGTGGTCTTTAAAAGACAGGGTGATTTAGCAGAGATGGTGTGGCAGACTCAGGGCAGGGACTTGATGACGATAGCAGGATGGATTGGACGTTATGTAACAGAGAATGAAGTGGACACAGTGGTGATTGATGACACTGGACTTGGAGGTGGTGTAACAGACCGATTGAGGGAAACAATAGGACATAAGAACATAGTTCCCTTTAGAGCGGGAGCAAAGGCTAGTAGGGGGGAGCAATTCGGCAATCAGACCACAGAGGCTTGGTTTGCACTGAAGGACTGGTTGGAGGGCAATGGGCAGATTCCCAATGAGGACACTTTAATTGGACAACTGGTGAGCAGGCGTTATGAAATCCGTTCTGACAGGAGTTTAATTCTTGAGAGCAAGCAGAAGATGGCTAACTCTCCAGATGAGGCAGACGCACTGGCAATGACCTTTGTAGACATGGCAGGAGTTGGAGTATGGTAAAGAATCAATTTTATGGTCAGATGGCTTTGGGTAGCAGTATGCCGTCTTATTATATTCACCGTCCCTATGGACGGTTTAACGCTGACGATTTACAAAAATTAGACCAAAGATATGAGGTTATAAATAACCTGTGTATTGAAAACCCCAAAATCACATTGGCTGAAATAGCCACCCATGTTGACGTTAGTGAGTCAAGGGTGGCTCAGTTAATTAATCAATACAATAAGAGATTCCCCAATACGCCCATAATCAGGACAGGTAAATGAATATGGTGAAGTATTTCAGATGTGCCATGTGCAATAAACTTTTAGCTGAATATGCAGTGAAAGGAACTATCATTGTCTGCTCCAGATGCAAGCATAAAAACTTTGCTTAGATATTCGTAAGATTAGTTGTTGACATATGTAAAGAGTTCAGGTATTATTCCCATATAAACAAGTTAGCAGGGAGTTAAAAATGAAACTAATGACTAGGGAAATCCAGAACCAGATACCTTCACTATACGAAACAGAAGAGGCATCAGGACACAGAGTGTATGCAAAGTATTTTCACCCATTCAGCAATTGGACATGGTACGCATGTGAATTTGATGCAGACCAAGGATTATTTTTTGGATTAGTTAAGGGTCAAGACATGGAAATGGGTTACTTCACATTAGCAGAATTGGAAAGTATCAATATTGCAGGATTGCCAATAGAGAGAGATTTGCATTGGGACAATGAAGTAACAATTGAAGAGATTAAGTTAGTTAGTTAGAAACAAGCAGGGGGGAGGCAACTCCCCCCAAGGAGTTAGCAAAGTGGATACTAATAGAAAACTTTATTTAGACGGCATGATTACAGAAACAGAGTACAGAAAGGCTGTTATCTCTGAGAGAGTGGAAAAGGTAGCAAGCAAGTTTGATGCTTTGCTCTGTATTGCAAAGCCTCAGTTCAGGGACAGCATCAGCAATGATGACGTTACCAAGATATTTGATTATCTGCACTCTGAGTTAAAGGAAACAGAGAAGGCTATCCTGAAGGGTAAGAAGACGTTTGCATTGAGGACTTGATTCATATGGTAGAATAAAAAACCAGTGGTCAAGGCAAGTACCCTCAAGCTATGGAGGGTCTATGCCAAACTGGTTTCCGTTCTTTCAGAAAGAGGTTACATATGATGTGGCTTCATCTGTTCCATTAGTAAATGATTTGTCTGCTGTGATGTATCCGGAAGACAATTATGGCAACTACGCAAAAGAAGGCTATGGACGGAATTCAATTGTCCATGCTTGCATCAGGGAACTTGCAACTGGCACAGCCGCCGCAAAGTTCTATGTTCAAAAAGACACATCAGACGGATTAGTTGAGGTTGAGGGAACTCCCCTTGCTAATCTCATCATGTACCCCAACGGCACTCAGGATTTCTACCATTGGTTGGAAAGACTGGTAACTTACCTGTATGTCTCTGGAAACGCCTATATTCTTAAAGAACGCTCCAGAGGTAACCAGATTACTGGGCTTTACCTCTTACGACCTGACAGGGTGTCTATCATGCCTTCAGGAGAAGGTGTTAAGGGCTATTCATATCAAGTGGATGGCAAAGAGTATTTCCTGAAGCCTGAAGATGTGGGACACATGAGTTTCCCAAATCCTAATGGTGACCTGTATGGACTTTCCCCATTACATGTTTTGGCTAAGACCATAAATCTTGATTTAGCAATGACAGACTTTGCCAAGGTGTTCTTCCAGAACGCAGGAGTTCCAAGTGGACTGCTTAAAGTAAAACGCAGGCTTACCTCCCAAGAGGAAGCCACAAGAATCAGGTCAAGGTGGAGGTCATCATTTGGTGGCACTAATAACTTCCATTCGGTTGCAGTATTAGATGATGATGCCGAATATCAGCAAATGGCATCCGCTCCTGCTGAAATGGCTTTGACTGATTTACATAACCACACAGAATCAAGGATTTGTGCTGTTCTGGGAGTTCCTCCCATTTTGATATCAGCAAATGTGGGTTTAGCAAGGTCAACCTTCTCTAATTACAGGGAAGCACGGTTTTCTTTCCATTCTGAAACACTAGAACCCTTAATAGACAAGATTGTGCGATTCCTTAACTACTGTGTTGGCATGGAGATGGGGGAAACCATTGCTGTAGACCTTACAGAGATGAGGGGCTTTCTTGATGACAAGGAAACCATCAATGCAAGAGCGTCCCAACTGTTTACCAGTGGAATTGTTACATTGAATGAAGCAAGGGAAATGGTAGGGGAAGATGCTCTTCCAGATGGTGAGGTAAGACGGTTACCAACCAACATTATTGAGTCCATGTCTCCAACAGAAAGTCTGGCAGGGATGTCTCCTTTTGCCTCTTTATATTCAGCTAAGAAAGATGATGCTGTGGTATATAGGGGAAAGGCTATGGGAAAGGAACTGAACAGAGATAGAGACTCATTAACTGAAAAATACACGCCAGTATATACCAAGTATTTTAAAAGCCAGAAAAGCAGGGTTGATGGAATCTTGGGAAGATTTCTCAGCAGGGACTTTGAGATAGAAAAAGCGGGGGGATTTCCCTTTACTGCTGATTCATTAATTCCAGATTCGGAACTGGGCAATCTTAGTGAACTGCTTTGGAAGATGTACTTGGAGGTTTCAAAGAATACCTTTGGAATTGTGAACTCCAGTGGACTGGCAGGAGAACTGGAATGGGCAGAGGCCCATCCGGTAGTTGCACAGGTTTTAACAACTGTCCCAACCAGAGCCACAATGATTCACTCAACAACGCATAAGCATGTGAAAGGTGCAATTGATGTGGCTTTTGAAAGAGGGTATTCAATAGAACAACTTGCAAGAGGTGTTCCAGATGAAGGTTTCAAGGGAATCAAGACTGTAATGCAGGAAACTGAGAAAAGAGCGGTTTTAATTGCCAGAACAGAAATAATGAGAAGCCAGAATCTGACCAGTGTGAACATGTTCAAGAATCAGGGCTTTGAGTGGGTTCGGGCATTTGATATTGATGGTGGCCCTAATGATAACTATGTTCCTGCGGGTGACCCTTATGGAAGAACCTGTATTGAAAGGAATGACCAGATTTATAACGTAGAAGACGCTTATGACATAGAAGACCATCCCAATGGAACTCTATCGTGGATTCCAATGCCCAGAAACTATGTACCAGAAGGAGTAACGGTATGATTCATAAAAGTATAGAAGTTGCAGAAGCCAAGGCTGTGGACGCTTCACAGGGTTTGGTGGAGGCGTTTACAAACACAATGGGAGTTATTGATTCTGATGGGGATGTAATTGACCCTATTGCATTCAATGGTTCTATTGCCAAGAATCTTCCTTTGCCAGTTCTGGCAGGGCATGACCAACATTCCGTGGTTGGCAAGGTTATTTCTGCAAGACCAGTTCACATTGCTGATGATGAGTATAAGTTATATACACTCATGCAGATGAACATGGAAACCCAATCAGGAAAAGAGGCGTTTTCAAATGTCTCAGGAAACTTTGTCAGGGAATGGTCAGTTGGGTTTAATGTTCCAGAAGAAGGGTGGGAAATTGAGGGGACTGGAAAGTCCCAGACCAGAAGAATCAAAGAACTGGACTGGGTGGAAGTAAGCACTGTTATTAGAGGTGCTAGTCCTCAAACGGCTACCATTTCTGCAAAGGCAGAAAACAATGAGGAGAAGCCAAAAACCTTGTTGGAAATTTATACAGGTGACACTCCTGAAGACAATGCCTCTGGCACAGATGTCCAAGAGACTGATGCCCCAGACACAGAATACCTTCAGGCACAAATAGATTTGCTTAAATTAAAAGCAAAGAAAAAGAAACCTAAAAGATACTAGGAGGTATCAAGTGGAAACCTCAGAAATGAGAACACATGCAAATTATCTGCTTGAAAAAGCAGATGAAACCCTCAAAGAGGGGAAAGTTGAAGATGCTAAAGCGATGATTCTTGAAGCAGGAAATGAGCTTCAAGCCGCTGAAGCTAAAGAAGAAGCCGCAATTGACTTGGCAAAACTCAGAGGCGAAATTAACAAGCCTATGAATACTGTTCCAGTTGCGTCAACAGATATTGCCTTGCACAACCTTGATGAAGGTGGAGCAGAACTGAGGGCAAGTTATAAGCCTGCCGACTGGGTGAAAGGATTGCCTGCCGCTTCACAGCCTATGTGGGTGCAAGAGAAGATGGGAGTTCGGGAAAAAGAAGAAGCTGTTTTTTATAAGGATGTGTTTACTAAATACATCCAGTCTTCAAATGATGCGGCTTTCAGATTGTCCCTGACACCTCAGGAAACCAAGGCAATGGAAGAGGGAACGGATTCTTTATTGTGTCCCCTCAGTTAGTGATAACTGTTGCAAATTCGGTGAACTGTCGGGAAGGCTACGTCCAAAGGGATATGCTAATCCGCAACCAAGCCCTGAACGCTTTCGGGGAAGGCTCAACGACTAGGTGGGGTTCTGAGAACGCAGAACGTAATACACCAATAGTGCCGAACATCTCCATGGAGATGATGAGATAGTCTGAACTCATAGGAAACTATGAGAGGTCGACAGAAATGATTGACCCATTAGAAGAAATTCTAAGAGTAACAAAAATTCATGAATTAGCTTTCATGTATTTGACAGAAGGCGGGTATTTTGTACCAGAAGAGTTTATAAATGCTACGATTCACGACACTGGGCTTCCGTCCGGTGCTGTGAGGAATGCCTGCACGGTTATCCGTGTTGCAAGTAAAGATGGATATGTTCCAACTATTGCTAACGCAACTTGGGCCGCAATCGCAGAAGAGGCGGCCTTTAGTGACCAAACACCGGCCGTGTCTCAGGTGGCGTTTTCGGTCGTTAAGAGTGGGGGCCTAGTGAAGGTCACAAGGGAATTATTGGACGATTCAGCCATCAACTTGCCTGTAATGCTTTCACAGATATTCCAAGAGGCTTCAGGACGGTCTGAAGAAGTTGGAATCCTTGGTGGTGGTGGAACCACTGACTACCTTGGTATTACTGATGCCGCCGCAGGGGTAAGTGATGTTCTGTTGGCAAGTCCTACAGCTATAGTTGCTAATGACCTGTTCACGGTGTTCTACACTTTAGAGTCTCAGCACAGAGCAGGGGCTACTTGGGTAATGCCTTCGTTGATATCGAAAGACATCAACGGTATCAATTCAACGTCCGCAGGGGTGCATTCGGTCAATGACCTGAACACACCACCGGCTGACTTCTTGCTTGGTAAGAGGGTAATCAACAGTGATATTGCAGGAACTGGTCTTGCTACTTCCATCACAGCAAATGCTGAGATAGGAGTATTCGGAGACTTCAAGCAATATTACATATTCGATAGGGTCGGTTTTTCAATCAGACGAAATGATTCGCTCTACATGGAGAACGACCAAGTTGGATTCTTTGCCACAACTCGTGGTGATGGACAGGTAGCATTAAGTGCCGCATTTAAGATTGTAAAAGCCGCCGCTAGTTAATAACTAGAGGCTAAGTCGGCAGGGGGGTGTAATGGGAATGACCATCCCCCTGTCGTTATTGAGGAGATGAAAATGGCAAAAGTAACATGTTTGAAGGATGTGACAATTGGAAGCATGAATATGGCTTTTGTAGAAGGCAAGGAATATGATATCCCTGCCAAGGATGCAAAAGCATATGCGGAATATTTCAAGACTCACGCAACAAAGAAAGCTACTGCCAAGAAAGCAGAAGCAGAAGAGAATAAAGAAGCAACAACTGAGGAAAATAAATAGTGGCTACTAGGCACACCTATGCGAATGTAGACGATTTTAGAGACTACTTGGCGGGTACTTCATATTCCTCCAACTGGTCTTCAGATAGTGCCATCATGTCCAGAATTGTTGAAGCGTCATCAGGACGGATTGACAACTATATGGGTATGCAGAGTTTTGGCCCTATAACACAAACCCGATATTACGATATTGGAAACGGAACTTTGCGTAGGTCAACACAAAACATCCGTGATAACACAGGGAACAATACCCTTGGGCCTTCCAGTGCAATGGTTAACGTAATTCCTCTAGATAGTTGGTTGGTATCAGTAACAGGGACTATTACCAGTTATAAATCAACAGATAGGGCATCAAGTGAATCTTTAGATGAAGGTTACAACAATGATTACTGGTTATTACCCTATAACACTAGCCCTAAGGTCGAAATAGAGTTAAATGAGGATTCTTCTAAAGGTTTCCATGGTGGGCAACAAACTCTGGCAGTTGCGGGAATCTGGGGATACAGCAATGACCTGTCTCCAGAGAAAACAACAACAGGAACTATAGCAACAGATTCAGAAACAGCATTCGGCGTGAATGATGCGTCAGGACTCAGCCCTGCACAGACTGTTTTAATCGGTAGTGAGCAGATGTATATAACTGGAATTTCTTCCAATACATTAACTGTGGAAAGAGGAGTAAATGGAACAACAGCATCTACTCATACTGCTAGTACATCTGTATATATATATGTCTATCCTACTTTGGTGGTTCAAGCATGTTTAGATTTATCCAAGATTTATTTCAGAGATAGAGACTTGGGGGTTACCCAGACAATTGGCACTCCAGAAATGGGAGTAACAAGAAGTGACAGAGAAGCAATCAATGTATTGAAGACTTTAGATACATACAGGGCCACAACCACAGAATCACAGGTGTTTTTCTAATGCCAAGTGGAGTAAAGGTTGAAACTCAGGGAAATTTCTTTGACCACCGCAATGAGCGGTTTGCCAAGGCATTGAATGATTCAATTCTGGATATTTCTGTACTGGGTGCATATCGAGTGGCAAGACAATTAAAAAGAGGACATGGATTTAGAACTGGATATCTTAAAGGCTCTATTAATGGAGGACTTGTTAAAAACTTCCATGGACAGATAGATGCGGGGGCATTAATGAAGGGAAGAAATGTTGTTTATGCCTCTTGGATTGAAGGTGTATCATCCAGAAATGCCACAAGTGTATTTAAGGGTTACAAGATGTTCTGGAAAGTCTTCCAGTGGTTGCGAAAACAACCGCAGGAAGTTAAGGACATCATGAAGTTCCATGTCAGTAAGGAATTAAATTGAGTAGGTCAGGAGTTATAGACAGAATAGATGCTTTGTTGGCATCTGTTTCAAGCCCAACCTTTGGGGAGGTTTTGAGAGGAGAGCCAATGATGCTTTCCCAAACTCCATCAGTTGCTTTCTGGTTGGCAAATCGTGAAGTTGAATTTCTGACATTGGGAGATGCCTCTTCCTTAACAGAGTTCACCATCAGGGCATATTGGAGACTTCAAGTCTCAAGAGATATTAGAGAAGATGTGGAGTTGGAAGTATGGAATGCTATTGTAAGTATAGATACTGCATTGCGTGGGGATTCAGACTTGGCGGGGAATGCAGATAACATAGTGATTGGAACAGCAAGCACAGGGTATACAGATATGGGGGGCGTGGCATATAGGACTTTAGAGATGTCATTGGCTGTGCAGATTATGGGTGAAGTAACAATAACGCCGTAGGAGAAAAGATATGGCAAAAGTAAGTGGATTAAATGTCAGATGTTTTGTAATGGGTCGAGATATTAGCGGTGATGCTAATGCTCTTGATGGAATGGGCTATACTCAGGAGACTCTTGATGTAACCCCATTAAATACCCTAGCAATGAAAAGAATCACAGGAAGGTCTGATGGAAGCCTATCAATTAATTGTTATTTTGATGCGGGAACTAATCTGTCTCACTCAACCTTTACATCAAACTCAGGAAAACTTCCAACAGCTAATCAAATCATTACAGCACCATTAGGTTCTGCTGTAGGTTCTGATTTCGCAGGGCTGATTGCCAAGGAATCTGATTATAATGTTAGTTCTGGAACTGGTTCGGCAATAACAGCCAACGCATCCTTTTCTGCTACAGCAGGGGTTGGTGGAGAGTTCGGGGAAATGCTTACGGCATTTGATGATACTCATTCATCTGCAACAGATGGAACAGCAATAGACAATACATCTTCAACGTCTGATGGCGGTGCGGGATATGCTCATTTTCTTTCCCTCAGTTCGGGAAGTGTAGTAATCAAGATTCAGGAGAGTGCTGACAATGTTACCTTCACCGATTTAATTACGTTTTCAACTGTTGGAACATCTGATGTTCCAACGGCAGAAAGGCTTGAAATGACTGGTTCTGTTGGGAGATATATTCGGGTTCAGTCATCAGGCACATTTACTAATGCGGTAATCGCAGTAGGATTCGTTAGGTATTAAAATTTTTTTCAGGAGGTCATTATGGCTAAGCAAAGTGGTTTGGGGGATTACATAGCAGTGGACGACTCAAGCGGTTCTCCTCAGGATTTGTCTACGGACATTACCAATTATGAAATTGGTGACGGGCAGAACCTTTTGGATGCCACTTCTATCAGCAAGTCTGCTATGGAAAGAATTATTGGATTGGGGGATTTAACGATTACCCTGAACGGTATCTTTGATGCCGCATCCAATATGGCACATGCTGTTTTCTCCAACAAGTCGGGCATCAGAACTGTAACGGTAGCGATTGGCGGCAACTCAGGCGGCAATCCAGAAATGACTGCTGAATGTCTTGTAAGTGAGTACAACATCTCAAGAGGGAATGATGGAGCATTAACTTGGTCTGTCTCCTTACCTTTGCAAGATGGCGCAGGGCCCACATGGGGTACTGTCTAAGATGGTGGTTAAGAATACAACTGGGGTGAAACCGTTTGTTCTGCAACGCAGAGAAGGTAACCTCACATTTCCTGAAGACCATGAGTTCCACGGTCTGGAAATCAGGGTAAAACTTGATGTAAATATATCCACGTTTTTAGAATTTCAGATAGTCTCAGAAACTAATACGGCAGAGGACATGCGAATGATGTTCCTGAAGTTTGGTGATGAGATTGTACAAGAGTGGAATTTACATGATGAGGACGGCAAACCTGTACCTTCTACTGGAAACGGCTTTTTAGAACTTCCTCCAAATATCTGCACAGCCATGATTCAGAGTTGGGCTGAGAATGCGGCAACAGCGGGGGAAGCCTAGAGGCTGAGATTCTCAAGTGGAAAGCCGTAGGAGGTGGGACTGACAGGGATGGAAATCCTATTGTCAAACCACCTCTTTTGGTTAATGCGGAAATGATTGACGGTATCTGCCAAAGATACAGTTGCCTTCCCTCTGCTCTTGCAGAGGAGGATGTCAGCCTGTTGCAAATGTTGAATATAGTGAATATCGGATTGGATAAGAATGGCGGGTAATGCAGTAAATATATTAGTTAACGCTGATGGAAGTCAGGCATCGGGCCAATTCCAAAAAGTAAGCAAAGCCGTTGCGGGTGTAAGTCTTGCTGTGGCAGGCGTTGGGCTTGCTCTTGTTAAAATCGGTGATGAATTCAAAACTGCTACCCGAAATATCCAAGCAGGGACTGGTGCAACTGGAGCAGAACTTGAAGCCCTGAAGGGAGAGTTCCGTGACTTAGCGGGAAGAGTCCCTCAGGACTTGGGTGCTGTCTCAACTGCTTTGGCTGACGTTAATACCAAGATGGGGTTAACTGGTGATGATTTAGAAAATACCACCAAGCAATTCCTAGATATGTCCCGAATCATGGGAACAGAAGTTGGCCCCATGATTAAGACGGTTTCGGATTCCATGGGAGTATTTGGTGTAGATGTTTCAGAGACTGGTCAGATTCTTGATTCCTTGGCAATGGCATCACAGCAAACTGGCGTTCCAATGGACGCACTTTCTAACAGCATGAGAGAGTTCGGCCCCGTAATGAAAAACCTTGGTTTGGGCTTTCACGAGGCAACTGCTTTGTTCTCACAATTGGAAGGTGCGGGTATTTCTATTACAAGAGTAATGCCCGGAATTAACGCCTCCATGAGGCGTTTGGCAGAGTCTGGAGTTACCGATTTAAGACAGGCTCTTTTTGATGGAATGACAGACATTAAAAACGCTACTTCTGAGACAGAAGCCCTTAATTTGGCAACTGATTTATTCGGTGCTGAAGGGGCGCAGAGGATGAAGGTTGCAATCCAAGAAGGCGCACTTGATATAGCAGATATGGCAAACCAACTTGAAGCGGCTACGGATGTTCTAAGCGGAATGAATGAAGGAACTATGACCGCAGGGGAACGTTTCGATATCATGAAGAACAAAGCCAAACTTGCCATAGAACCCTTGGCGGGACTGGCATCTGCGGCAGGGCCATTTGTTGTTATGTTGCCTGCCATGATTAGTGGAGTTGCGGCATTGGCAAGTTCTACTGCTGTAGCGTCTGCGGCAACAAAAGTGTGGTCAGGGATTCAATTAGCTTTTAATCTCATTATGTCCGCTAACCCTGTTGCATTAATTATTCTTGGAATTGTTGCGGCAATAGCGGCGGCAATTATTATATGGAAAAATTGGGATACCATCATGGCTTTTGTTATGGGAACCCTTGAAAAGATAGATAAATTCTTGAGGGATACTTTTGGGCCAACTTGGATATACCTGAAGGCTATTGTTAAAACCGCAATTGAAGCAATCAAGGAAATCTTCAGTGGATTATTTGACCTTTTCAGGGGTGACATAGACGGATTCAAAGAACATATGTCAAAGGCGATGGAACTTCTTGGTAAGGCATGGGATATGTTTGTCGAACATCTCTGGAAACCCTTTGCTGAATTTATGTCCAATCTGATGGGAGATAAGTGGGATAAATTCAAAGAGATAGTTAGTGCTGTTGTTGAAAAAGTTAAGGACATTTTTTGGGGGATGGTTGATTCTGTTAAGGGAATTTTCTCAACACTTGTTGAAGCTATTAAAGGATATTTCACTGGGCTTAAGGAAACATTGAGTGGAATATGGGATGTAATTGTTGGGATATTTACAGGAGATAAGGACAAGATACTTGAGGGATTCAAGGGAATCGTTAATGGCATAATTACTATGTTTAATGCCATGATTGGATTGGTTAACAGTTTTGAGTTTAAGGCTCCAGATTGGGTTCCCGGAATTGGCGGTAAGGGATGGGGGCCAAGTATTCCTGAGATACCAAGACTTGCACAAGGTGGAATTGTAAGGAGTCCGACACTTGCTATGATTGGGGAGTCAGGCCCAGAGGCTGTTGTACCATTAGGAAGTGGTGGTGCGGGTGCAAAGATAACCATTAATATAATGGGCAATACATATGGATTTGATGACTTTGAAAATAAGGTTGCAGAAGCTATTAAGGATGGAGTTCGCAGAGGTGGATTCCAGAGGATTATTAACTAATGGCAGATGAATTAAAACATAAAGATGTCGGGCCTACATTAACTGAAAATGAATGGAAAGATGTAGATACCCATATTTTAGATGGGCAAGCTACAGGGAGCATGATTTATGCTCTATCAGCCGCTCAATTATCAAGATTAGGGATTG